AACGCGCCTGCAGCGGCTGCCAGGGTGGCAACGAGTGACTTTGTCACCGGATCCATCTTTTCGAACGAATCGATCAATTCCCGTATTGCCCTGGCCGTAGGCAGCAGGCCCTTGGAGGCCAGGGCCCCCGCCGAGATAATTAGATCATCGATCTCGTTTCTGAAGAGCTTCATCTGGTTCGCCGGCGTGTCTTTCATTTTTTCGTTGGCCTCAGCCATCGCTCCGGCGGAGTCCGCCATCTTGTCCAGGGTTTTGGTGAGATCGTCGAAATTGTTGATCAGGGCCAGAACTCCGGTACGCGCCTCAACGTCCGGAATAAGGAACCGCATTTGTTTTATGTCTTTATGTAGACCTTTTTGCCGGATCGCGTCCAGGGTCGGAATGAGGCCTTTCCAGGTGATCCCGAGCTCGTCGAACTTTTTGCTTGCCTCAGCCGTGGGAGCGGCCATCGCATTGATCGCGCCCTTGAGCGCGGTCATGGCCTGCGGCGTGCGGAGGCTGCCCTTGGTCATGGTCGCAATGGCAGCGGAAACATCGCGGAACTCCACACCCGCCGCCTTTGCCGTGGGCAGGACCTCGCCTATGGACTGGGCGAGCTGGGGAAACGTGGTGACCCCGAGCTTGACGGTTGTGAACAGGATATCGTAGACCTCTTCCAGCTCGTCGATTGACTTGCCGTACGCGTTGATCACCCCTATCCCGGCGTTCGCGGCGGTCTTGGTATCAGTGACGCCGGCAATCGCGGCCTTGGCGGATAGTGCTAAAACCCCGATTGATTTTTCCAGGGCCACCCCCGCGGAAAGGATATCGTACTGTGCGGCTGCGAGCTCCGAGGCGCTCTGGGGGATCTCCTTGGTCATTGCCCGGATCTCATCGGTCAGGGAGGCAAACTGCTCCTTGCTCACGTCGATCAGGGTGTTGACCTCTGCCATGCGCTGGGAGAATTCGCTGTAGCGCTGGAAGGATTTGATGACCGCGTATCCGGCCCCTGCCAGGGCAAGCAGACCGGCCTTTGCCTTCTTCATCTCCCCGGCCCAGTCGCCCGTCTCTCTTCTCAGCTCGGCGGTCTTGTTCTTGAGCTTGACCTTGGCCTGGTAAAGCTCGGCGCTCGACACGGTGCCCGATTTTTTAAGCGTGTCGTAAGAGCCCCGGAGTTTGGTAAGCTCGGCCCGGATCTCCTTATAGGGCCGCACCCCCAGTGCGGAGCGTGCCTCCATGACCTTCCGGGCCTCGGCTGCGGACTTTTTTGTCTTGTCCAGCTCGCCCCTGGTCTTGCCGAGCTCCTGTTTGGTGCGGTCCTTGGCCTCGACACTTATTTTGACTTTGCGGTCCGCCATTGCTCACGTCCTGTCCGGAGGCTTGAGCCACCGGACACCCTCTTCGATCGCCAGGTTAAAAAAACTCCAGCCGTAATCCCACGCCTGCGCGTGTCCCATCATGATCAGCCGGCAGACTGCTCTTCTGATTTCTGCACTGCCAGCGCCGCCCGCCCGAGGTTTGCCAGCCTTTGCATCAGGCCGGCAAAAGTAGGGTTTACTTCCTCCGCCGCATCGATCATGGCCTCGATCTCGGACGGGGCATACTCGGCCAGTTCCTCGATCGTCATGCCGAGGCTCACTGCGAGGGCACTCGAGGGAAACCGGTCCGGAAACAGCATGTCGATATCGCTGATCTCCGCGTCTTCCTTCAGCGAGTCGGTTATCTGTACGATCTCTCGGACCGTGAGCTCACGGGCCGTAAATTTCTTATCGCCGATCTTAAACGGCTTTTCCTTTCTACTCATGGTGCCTCCGCTACGTCGTTACATCGTCTCGACTTTGTAATACTCCTGGCCGCTGGCCTGGTCGCTGTCTTTGAGCACCGTGCCCGTAACCGCGAGCACCGAGGCGCCCTCTCCGATCAGCGGGAACTCGCCGTTCAGCAGGATATTGACCTTGTGAAACGTCCATCTCTGGCGCACGCCGTTGTCGTCCTTATCGCTCACGAAGATCAGCTTGCGCTCCACCGATCCCGCGGACATTCCCCATATATAGCTGCGCTCCACTGCCTCGTAGTCATAGGAGATCACGTCCGTGTCGATGATAGCCCCGCCGCTGAGCTTGCGGATATACCCGTAATCCGGGTCCAGGCTGTAATCCGTGCCCTGTACGCGGCGCTCCGTTCCATCCGCCTTGGTAATCACCACGTCCTCGAGGGTTTCGATGCCCGTAGGTGTGATGTAATTTGTGTCCGGGGTCTCGGCTACCTGCTCGCCTACTTCGAACGTTCCGGACACGTTTACCAGCTCGATGTATCCGGCCGCCTTAAACGCTATGTCGCCCGTGGCTTCAGAGGTGCCGCCCGTCACTGTGTCGCCCACCGCAAGCTCTCCGGTGATCGTGCCGGTCAGCTTGGTTGAAAAGACATTCAGCTTGCCCAGATCTATGTACAGATCGTCTTCCAGGTCCACGTCCGTGCCGATCGCGTCCTGATACACATAGCTCGCGGCCTGGTTGTCGGTGTTGATCGCCGAACCGAGCAGGGTCATCTTCAGGTTCTCGTTCGTCATTTCCCGGAGCCCGAAGGTAAGCACCGCGTCCCGCTCCGTCTCCTTTTCGATGATCGTAGCCCTGGCCGCGTTCCGCGTGCTTTTGAGCTTTTCGATCGTGACCGTAAGGGCGAAATTGATATTCTCCAGCTCGCCCAGGTCATCGAACGATTCCTCTCCCACCTCGCCGGCGTATGTCCTGCCGGTGCCGTAATAGCGGATATTGTCCGCATCTGATGCTAATGGCATAATAACCTCCTTTTTTGGGGTTCAAGGTTCAGAGGTTCAATGGTTCAGGGGTTTAAGATTTTAACCCGGAACCGTGAACCGTGAACGTGGAACCTTTCAGGTTTTTATCGTTTTAAATTCATACCTTGCCGCATAAAAACACAGCCCCTTCTTAGGCGCCAGGTACAGCGGCGCTGCGGAGCGCAAGAGCATGACTCCTGAGCTGTGGATCTTTTTCCTGTGCAGCAGTGCCTCGGTCAGCTCCAGGATCTCGTAGACTCCCATGCTCGTGGAATCCCCGCGCCTCGAGGCCTCCGTTCCCCGCAGGTTGCGGTCGCCCACCAGGAGCATAATGCCTATATCCTCCTCGTCGTAGCGGTCCTTGCGCGTGAGCGCCAGGCCCGTGGCCACCACGTACACACAGGGAAAAAGCAGCGTCATCCTCGCCAGCTCCTCGATGTCCTCCGCCTCGGCCTGGCCTGCGTAAAGATCGAGGGTCTTGACGCCCTGATCGCGCAAAGGCTCCAGCGTAGCGAGAACAACCTGCTCAAGCTCCTCAAACTCGTGCATTACTTGGACCCCTTGATAATTCTCAGGGCAAACCATAGCCGCTGCCTGAGCGGCAGGTGCCCGATCTGCCCGACCATCGCCATAAACCGTTTATCCGCTGCCTTGCGGGCAGCCCGCCGGATCTTTTTATGGATCCTTTCACTCATCAAAACCCGCTCATCTTGTCGCGATCGAAGATCCGGGTATTGGACGAGACATTAACCGTATCCCGCGTATTTGCCGGGGCCGGCGTTGCAGCACCCAGCCTGATCTTTCCGTCCCTGACAGCCTCCAGGAAACGGATAGCCTCCTTATGCCGGTCCTTTCTGATCTCCGGCGCCGTATCCCCGCGCCTGGAGAAGAGATTGTAGATGGCGATATCCACGCCGATCTGCCGGATCTTGTCCGGTACCGGCGAAAGAGGAATCGTGTACCTGCCCTGGCAATACGAGTCGATCGTTGCGTCCGCGTCCTCGATCGCGCGGGTCACCACGTCCTCATCGATCGCCGCCCCGTCCGGGTCCGTCAACTGGATGAGAACGCTCTCGTCCACCTGGTCCAGAATGTCGTCCTGGTCGCAGTAGGCCATGTTATTCCGTCTCCAGGATCTGCCCGCTCAGCTTTTCCGCGAGAAGTTCCTGCAGCTCTTCTTTTTTGGCCTTGGGCGGAAACTCCACCTCCATCTCTTCCAGCCGCTCTTTTATCTCCCGCACTGTCAGCTCGGGCCTGCCCTCCGCAGCTTCAGCGGAGGAGGGTTCCTCTATTCGAGTTTCCGGTTTCGAGTTTCCAGTTTCAATCACTTCCACCGTCAGCTTTGGCTCCGCCTCCAGAACCTTTATCTGCTCCGGGCTGAATTTATCATCCGGGTACTCGGTCGTGCCTTTCGGATGGGCGACCCTGCAGCGCCGGAAGTTATGCTGTTTGCTCGTTATTCGAATCATGATATCCTCCGTATTGATTTAGGGATTTAGGAATTGAGGGATTTAGGAATTCCTCAATCCCTGAATTCGCAATCCCTCAATTTTCGTTTATTATCATCCCTCTCCGGTGCTGCCGTAGCTCATCTGCCAGAGTCCGTATCCTCCTGCCGCCCTGGCCTCGGCCCCGAAACGGAATTTCTTGCGCATGAATACACTATCCGTTTCTTCATTAGTCTGTTCCACGAAAACCGGCTTCTTCCGCTCCTGATAAATAAAGGGCTTCAGGGGCCTGTTCGTCACGTGCAGCATCCATTGCGTTGAACTGGTCAGCCTGGGGTTGACGAGCAGCTTGGCCGTGCCGCGATAAGGGTTCGGAGACTCGTCCGTGAGCTTCTCATTCTCCAGGAGCAGCTTGCCCATAGCCTCCAGGGCCGGTCCCACCTCGAGCAGGTCCGGAATCAGGGCCAGGGGCCTGCCCTCGTCATCGGTGAAGCTCATGACGGCCAGCCGTCCGGCTCCGTAACTGGCGGCTGCCGCTGCCGTTGTGGCCGCGGACAGGGCCGCGGTGCCCAGGTTGCTCGCGCTTCCCTCTCCCACAGGGTGGTCATCGTCATAGAAATACTGCCCGTCGTAGCAATCGCTCGCGAATGCGTTATTTTTGAGATCCGCATCGATCTCGTCCGGGAGCTGCCTGGCGCTGAACCCTGCGTCCCGCGCCTGGGGCTCGTACATGCCGATATTGTCGTCATCAATATCGTTTCTGTCCACCTCGACCGTGGCCTCCCAGTCCTCGTTGACGACCGTGTACTTGAACGCCGCGAGGGCCTTCATGACTTTATCCCCGAGCCATTTCCTCATCTTGGGGAACCGGCTCAGCCAGGCGTAATCGTTCTGGCCGGAGCCGCTCGGTACGAGCATGGTGGTCTGCTGCCACAGGCTCGGGGCCTCGTCGAACGCCTTGTTGAAGGTGGTTTTCAGGTTTATGAAAACCGCTGTTAAATTTTCTCTGTTGACTATCATGGCTCAATCCTCCTTTTAATTTGTTGTCTGTTGTCCGTTGTCCGTTGTCCGTCGAAAAACCGTGAACCGTGCCTCCGGCCCGTAGGGCCTACGGCCCGGCGGGAACGGTGACCGTTTCTTGTTTACGATGTCAGCAGCTTGGCCGTATACTCCAGCCACGATCCCTGCACGTAGAGCGCATCACTCGCGTGCGCGCTCGGGGTCAGCTCGATGGTAACCGTCTGCGCCCCTGCCGGGATATCCGTGGCAGCGATGGTGATTATAGTCTCTCCGAATGCCTGGGCAATCGTAGCCGTCACGTCTTCCACCTTGGTGTCCCCGTCCATAAAATAGGCATCGGATGCCAGGGTCACCGTATTTCCATCCGCGTCTTTCTTGGTAAGCAGGTGGAGAACCAGATCTTTCGTGACGTCCATATCCGTCGGCAGCGGC